TTTCCACGTATCTGAAAATAGTTCACCTAATATTTGCTTTTCTGAAAAAAACTGACTAATAATATCTTGTGTTCCGTCTGTTGAACCAGTATCACAAATAACCCAGTAATCAAAATTAATTTTGCTACAAAGCATTTCTAATGTTTTTTTTATAATATGTGATTCATCTTTTACAATCATGTTTAAACAAATAGTTACTTTGTCATTATCAACGTCACTCTTTTCTGTTATGACTAATTCCATTAAATAGTTATATATCTAAAAATATATTTAACTATTTTTTTATACATATTATTTATTTATATTCCTCTAATAACTCAAGATATTTTGGAAAGTCGGTAAAATAATCATAACTATTTATTTCATCTATTTCTTTCTCATCTATTTCAAGATTTTTTTTAAATTTTAAAGATAATACACCTCTATAATATGGACTATAAAAATATTTTGTTTCAGACATTATTAAATGTGTAAACGAATAATTTTTTAATAAATGATAAACTGCTTTCCAAATATCACCTGTCCATTCTTCACCATATTTTAATATACCATTTTCATAATAATGTTTTCTTGGTATTTTTAGTTGTTCATTATATGTAAGAGGTAGTATATCATCAATAAATATTAAACCATCATCTTGTAATACTTTAATACTATTATTAAGATCTCTTATAAAATACTCTGTTTGATGCATTCCATCAATAAATATTGCGTCATATTGAATATGAATATCAGTTTTTGTGTCTGAAATAATAGTCTTAAAAAAATCATCTGACGTACAAGATTCAAACCTAAATGGTTTATCAGTAACTGAAAATTTAGGGTCCGGGTCAACACCTGTTTTATTTTCATTAGAAAAATGTGTTTGTAAAAATGTTTGTCCGTATTCAACACCTATTTCCAAATACTTAGAATCTTGTTTTGTTAATGAATTAACTACCTGACTTCTTTGTGAAAATGTTGTATTATATTTTGGTTTATTAATAAAACCATTGTCTATAATCTCAAATTCTTTTGTTGATAAATACATTGTTTTAAAATAACTAACTAACAAATCCGATGAAACATCTATAAGTGAATAACATTTCATTCTAGTAAAACCATAGCTGTCTAATTGCCTCCATAAATATTCATTAGTCGCTTTATTATCTAGCAAAATAAAATCATTTTGTAATGATTCATCATTATATAAACCTTGTATATAATCCAAATTTAAGATAAGACTATCTAATCCAACAATACAAATTTGCTTCTTAAAATCTACATTAACTAACAAATTACAATATTTATGAACATAATTTGGGTCTGTTGTTTTTCTTTCCCATATATGCATATGATTCAATGTCTCAAACGCGTCAAGTTCTTTCATCTTGTCAGCAATTTTATATGTATCATAGTAAATTGGGCTAATATATTGAGGACCAATACGGTTTATTTCTCCATTTCTAATAAGTGAAAAATTATTATTAGAATTATTCATATATTGAACATAACCTAGTTTGGGAATTTTTGCCATCTTTGTATTAATTGCGGTTCTAAGAAGAATTTCATAATCATCGCAAATAGGTAAATGCTCACAATAGTTGCCTATTTTCATAAGTAAATCACGGCGCCAAATTCGCGGATGATTTGGACAGCAAACTAGATGTGAAAGTGTAATATTATTTATATTAGGAGTATTATATACATAGGTCCATTTATCATTATATTTTTGGCAATAGTAAGAACCATAACCCATACAAATATGATTTCCATAAGAAAAATTATTACCGTTTTCATAGATATTAATAAAGTCCATATAGATAAATCCTATATCCTCGCCTTTTGTTGTATCTGTTCCTTCTGTAAATAATGTGGCAGCATCATCTAGCACAGTTGGTAATATTTCATCATCATGGTCCATTTCTAAAACATATTTACCGCGACATAAAGCTACTGCTTCATTCTTTACATTACCAATACTACCACTATTTTCACTACGACGATACATACGAATACGAGAATCGTGTGATAAATTCATTTTTAAAAACATAAAATGCTCATCAGTTGGTGAATCATCTACTATAATCCATTCCCAGTTAATAAGAGTCTGTTTTTGAATGCTCTTGTATGCTCTTATAATTTTTTCGTATGAGTTAAATGATGATGTAAATAAGGAAAAAACTGGTCTTAAATAACTTCTATCCAAAGTACAATTTAAAATATATTTTTTGTTTACTAGTTCATTAAACGCATTTACATCACTGTTATCTGTTAAAAATGTTTTTTCAAGTTTAATCCATTTCTGATTGCCATAGAAATCTAACAAGGGATCTAGTGTAATTAGTAAATGATAATTTGCGCTATGTATTTTGTTTACGGTTGAAATTTTGTTAGTTATATGAACTGTACAGTTTAATTTTTTATTATTTTCAATAAAAAACTTGTCGCACTCACTATCAAACTCATTACGATAAAATAAAATAAATGGATATTTCATTATATTTTAATAGATAGTTGAATTTTTAAATTGTTTTATTTTTATTATAGTTTATTATATATTTAAAATTCAAATTCAGGACTGTGCTTCTTAAATAAACACCCTTGTGCCACTAACCAGTTAATATCAGTTGTAACTATTCCAGGATTTTGATGCTCGCAATTAGTCATCCAAATTTTAACTATACAGAAATTCTTTTTTGGCGAAATAGTAATACCGGTTACCGCATTAACAAATGACACATTACTGCTTACACTCTCTCCAACCAACATATATGTTAACTCTCTCCAAACATCACAAACATTTTTATTTGATACCTTATACGAGAAACAGCCACCGTGTCTATTTTTCGCATCTTCCCACATAGGAATAATACCGTCTTGCATAATAAACAACATACAGTTCTTGATCAACGGGTCAGGTAGACTCTCGGTAATAGCTATTGTTTCCTCTACACTAGAAAATGTGTAGATTTGTTTGTAACTCTTTGTTGACCAATCGCTGTCGTGAGGCAAGTGCGCCCATAAATTCCACCTCTTCTTCAAAGGTAAGAATACTGGTTTAGTAATAGAATTGGAATTAGATTTGTTGCTGGTTTCAAGGTCCATTGTTATTGCTTTTTCCGGAGTCACCATTATACTTATATTAAATCAATTTTTTTAAGTAATTTTTAATTATATTTATAAATGATTAATAAATTACAGTAGATGGTTCAAAAGCATTATCATTGATAGTTTTTTTATGTAATTCTGTTAATTCATCTTCAGTTTTGTCTTCAGTTTTTTCTGCTATATTACTATCTATTTCACATTTATTTATTATTTCATAACCATCTTTCTTTATAATAATACTTTGTGTTTCATCTAAGTTTACTATTGACAAGTTATGATCCATGAGCTCTAAATTATACGTAAAAGGCTTATCAGTACATATATTTATTTTTAAGACATTTTGTAAATAATATTTAAAAAAATCTATGTCCAATACATTACCAACTATATAAAAATTCATATCTTTTAAAAATAAATTAATAATTTTCTCTATGTCTTTGTCACCATTTTTAGACTTTAAATATAACCCTATAAATCGCAAATCAGACAATTCATATTGTATACTATTTAAATCTATAGTATGTGCTGTATTGTCTAAAATAATCATATTGTTTTTCTCTGATTTTACAATAGAAAATTTGGGACACTGAAATGCTAGTGTATTAGTATTAGTATTAGTATTAGTATTAGTATTAGTATTAGTATTATAACATAAAAAATGATTATCAACCTTACTACGAACAAATTTTGCTGCTTCTCGTATATAAGGAATTGAATAATTAATTGTCTTATTTAATGTAATTTGACAAAAGCTATAAAAATAAATTACATTGTAACATATTGTTGCTAACATTGGTAAATAAGGCTTCAACGATTCATTTTTATATATATTTTCTAAAAATTGAGTAACAACATTTTCAAATTCTTGTGGGTATCTATTTTTATAGAAGTGTAATCCAAATATAAGGGCTGTAACAGTAAATAAATAGGAATATATCATTATTATAATATATTTATTATAATAATTAATTTTTATATTGTTTATTTTTGTTTATATTGTTTATTTTGTTTATTTTATTTATCTATT